CCAAGCAGTGCGGCTCATAGTGCCGTAAGCCCAAACATCGTCTAGGTAGTCGTATATAACATAGCGGTCAACAATATTACTATTGGCTGAGCAATAGAACCACCAGATTTCGTTGTAACCCTCAATAGACCCGGCAAATACTTGGAAGTTTTGGTCTTGGTTAATATCTTGATAAACGTATTGGCGTAGTGTGGAAGGCAGTGTTTCTACACGACCGGTATAGCGGTAAAACTTATCAGTACCCATCCAATACGTTATGTTGTTAATTGTTATAGAAGCGTTTGGCCCCATTATGGAAATGTTGTCCTGCAACAACTGGAAGCCCCAAACATAGGGAGGCCCTAAATATTGCATGGAATATATGGCTGCATCGGTCCAAACTAGTATCTCTTGACGGGTTGATCTACCACAAACGATAAAAGAACCAACGTTAAGCCGGAATTCACCAGACTGATTTGTTACTGCAGGCACCCACTCATAGGGGTTTTCTTGATCCGACCAACGAACTAACAAAGGATCAAATACTGTGTCGGGGTCAGTTGGGTCATACGGATTAGAACCAAAACAAATAACAAAACGTTGAATAGCCGAACCAAGAACTTGATTGGTTGTGTTCGGTACAAACTGCCCTGAAAAGCCCTCCGCCGTAGATAGCGTGTTTAAAAGAACCGCTCTAGCAGTAACACCTGAAGTAGCCGACCAGTAGTAGACACCACCACCACGGGGGGCAATAATTAAATCTTGACCAAAATTGTCATTAGTCCATAAACGAAGTTGCTGCGCAATACCAACATCCGCCGCTTCATTCCAACCACGAATACCATATTGTGGATAAGCAATAACGGTATTACCACCGCTAACTGCGCCATATGCTGCAGGGGCTACGATAGTTATAGTATATGTATTAGCATCTATATAGGTAATTTCAAAAGCCCTGCCGTTTATAAAAGTAGCTGGAACAGCCACATTAGTAGCAGTTACTCCGTACATCCCATAAGTACCCGTAGCAAAACCACTAGTGCCAGAAATGCTGTATACACTCGGCGTCGCTGTTAGATTAGTTACGCCTAAAAAAGCTACCCAAGCAATAGAGGCTGTACCTGACCCAGTACCTACACCAGTAGCGGTAAAGACTGTACCAACTGTATTAGCAGCAGCGCCAATTAAGGTAAAGTTTGTAGACCCTACAGCAACAATTTTGTATTGCTGCCCTGCAATAAAAGAACCTGCAGAAGTCAAATAACCGTGAGCGTTTTGTGTAACTGTAACCGTGGTACTGCCAGCACTTACGGTAAACGGGTTAGCCCCTAAAGCAACCGTATCTGTTGGAGACCATCTACCAGCCCCCCATCCCGTGCTTGTAGTATATGTATCGTTACCTACTGGGTATTCGTATTGAACAGTTACCGTTCCACCACCCGTTGCTGTAGATGTTGCTGCTACAACAGCTGTTATCTCGTATTGCAAACTACTATTTTGTTTTGTAACTACATACTCACCAGAGATAGTTAAGCCGCCAACAGTTGCGGTGCTAGTTATAATTACATAGTCCCCGATGCTTGGAGAAATACCACTAACTGCATCGTTTACGGTTACTGTAGCAGAGCCGTTTGTTGTACCTAAAGAGTTTGCGCCTAAAGTAGTCGTTGTGTTGCCACTACCGTTTAGCAATAAAGGGGTTATGTTGTTGTACTCGCCTCCCTGCTCAATGTAGTATTTTTTACTTGTACCAACACCCAATAAATTAGAGCCAGCTAAAGTACCCCAATTCCAAAGCGCTCGGCAAATACCAAGAAATGTATCACTAGAAAGACGTGTCCACCCACCAATCTTTTCGGCGTTACCAGAACGAAAACGAACTTTATCGCAATCAAACCAACCACCCTCATTGGTGTAGTTGGTACCCTCTTTATTAATACCGGGTTTAAAGACTAGTTTTTGTAATGGCATACGGGTTAACCCTAAGCGTAGACGCGTGTTCCTGATTTATCGATGATAAGCGCTTGACGGCGTGGTGTCATGTCTTTTGTGTTAGGTACGCTGATATGCGTCCACCTGTCAAACTCACGAATTATTTGGTCGTAACCAATGTCAGAAGCAATTACAGCCTTAACAACTTCGTCAGGAGTCATGCCCGGCACACGAATGTCAGCAGCGCAACCAATACGGTGTTGTGACGTATTTTTAGAACCCACTGCGTTATTCACGGCTTCTGAACGAAATGCCGAGTTAATCATAACCGGCTTGCCACCTATGGCTGTTTTAACTTCTTCAAGAAACGCAGCCAAGCGAACAAGATTTGCCATTTCTAAGGCGTTTGGAGTGTTATCGAACTGACGGTGATCCGTATGGGTTAATTCATCAAGGGTAAAGTGTTCACTTAGCTGCATCTTTTTCTTTCGATTTCATGTCCATAATCTTCTCAAGGGTGCGACCGCCAAAATAGAACGACATAATTAGCATACCCCACTGACCAAGCAGTTCTACATAGTTGTTGTTTACCTCAATATCGGCAGCGGATAGACCAGCAAAAGTAGTGTAAACAATCAAAATAAAAACAAGCGTCATAGGGCGGATGTTCTTAGACATCCAGCTATCACTAGCCATGTCGGCTTGAAGCCTTGTGGTCAATTCATGCTGCTCTGCGGTATCAGCGTTAATCTTTGCCAGCTCACCGTTTTGCTGCATCTCAAGTAGTTTTAACTTAGCCTGTTCAGCCTGTGCTGGATCTGGGAATACCTTGTCTAGTATCTTGCCGCCAATATCAAGTAGTGCGCCTAGTGGAAACATTATTTTTTCTGCCTTTCTTCAATCAATTTAACTCGCACATGAATGTCGTGAAGTTCTTTGTAGATTTCCTCACGCATCTTTGCCCTGCGTTCTGCGGATATTGGGCTATCAGTTGGTATGCCTTCGCTAGTAATTAACGCTGGCATCTTACCTTCAATTTGAGTTAGGCGGGTTTGAAACGAAGATACTTGACCGAGTAGCCACGCTATACAGGCTACCAATATCGGAATAACCGCTTTTAGTACATCTTGCATATTCATTTCCATACCCCCCAAGTACATTCATACGCTATCCAAGCAGCAAATATGTAACAGAGCAACATAACGCTTTTCATAACCCGCCTGTCGTGCTGTTCTAAATACCTATCTTGCCGTTCTTCCCATTGTTTCCTTGCCTTAATACCTTGTATTTCATCCCAAGCCTTACTGCCATACTTTTTAGTAATCTGCTCTTGAATCTTTGCTTCTGACTGCCGTGCTATTAAAAGCTTTTGCCACTCGTCTACTGCTTCAATAATCGTTGCGGTATCAGGATTAACCTGTCTAGCTTTTTTCCTTGACTCAGTTCTTTCTTTTGCTGCTGAATCTGCTAACTCTAATACTCCGTCAATTGCTTTAGATAATTCTTTGCTTGCCTTTACCGACTCATTAATACTGCTCGTAACGGCTTTAACGCCCTCGGTTATTCCAAACGGATCGGGCATATTTCACTTTTAGTTTTTACCTTCGGCAAATACGTTTACAAAAACAGTGCCGTCCTCTAATGCTTCTATTTCATGCCATTCACCAGCAGGTAAATTTAAAGGCTGACTATCTTTAGTAATTGTGTAACTACGCCCTTCAAGACTTACTAAGCACGACCCTGCATTACACATAGTTGCGTGTGAATAAGAATGACCATGACTGGGCAAACCTTCGCCTTTATTTACGTGAAACACATTTAACTGTGCACCATCGTAAGTAAAACTATGTTTAGGGGCTGCGGCTATCATGCAGTTTGAGTTCCAGTTGTAGTTGGTTGTTCAGAACTAGGTGGCGGTACATACGGTGTCCATGCGTTCCAAACATCCACGCATGAATTAGCCCATGCGGGTAAAACTGTAATAGGTTCGTTTGGCGGTTTTGATCCATCAGGATTATTTTCAAATTCAATCCATCCAGCAGTGTCTTTCCATTGCAAAGCATGAACATCTGATGGAATGCCGCATTGAGTTAAGTCTAATGGTAAAGGTGCATACGCTTTCATTACACCATCTATATAAACAGCGTCATCGCTAGGGATAATAGTAAGTTTCATTTAATTCTCCAAAATCATTGTTTGTGTTTGCTGTGGAACTCCAGCAGCCGCTAGTAATACACGTTGCCCTACTTCATTATTTTTAACCATCTCATTGCGGAAAGACTCAACTGCCGCACTTGTGCCTCGTTGTTGTTGGCTATTCTCAATCATCAAGATTGGCATCCAAGCCATAGAGCAACCCCATTCCTCAACCTCTTTACCAGTATTAGGATTAGTCCCAGCAATCTTAATAAACCAAGCACACTCTAATTGTCTGCAAGGTTTAAATCCGTCAAGTGGGCAGTTAGATTTAGATTCAATTTGCATTAGTTTTTACTCGCTAAAATAATGTCAATGTACTGGACATTTAATGTAACGGCTGAAGATGTGCCTGAGCCTGAACCCGAACCTGAGAATGAGTGGGTATGTGAACCACCGCCACCTGCACCATCTGTGCCACCACTACCAATGGTACACCCACTACCAGCACCTACTGTTCCACCTTGAGTACCAAATACGGTAGTAGCTATACTATGCGTATGACTTGGAATTTGTGCAGTAGAAAGCGTGGTTGCGCCAGTAGTACCGCTTACGCTTACGCTTATTGACGTTGATACAGTTTGATTAGTAAATACTGTACTAAAAGCAGTTGTACCACCAGAAACACCGCCCGATCCTGATACCACACGCAATGCTTTGTTGTTCTCAGTAGTTACTTGAGTCCAGCCAGTAGGAGCAGCAGCTTGGTAAAAGAGTAAAACTGAGCCTGATGGAATTGGAGATGCGGGGGCGTTAGCTATTACAAAAGCTGTTGTTGCAATCTGGGTTGTGTTTGTTCCTGGCGCTGCTGTCGGGGCGAGCGGTGTTCCAGTTAACGTAGGAGAAGCCGCTAAAACAGCACCGCCAGAACCTGTAACGTTTTGCCCTAAAGCCGTAGCAACGCCAGTCCCCAAAGAAGTTATGCCTGTACCACCAGAACCTGCTGGCAGTGGATTTGTTAGCGTAACAGCTTGAGCGTTACTAATAGCGATTGCCGTTGTGCCACTAGTCTGAATAGCCATTGCCCCAGTAGTATCTGTAATGACGTTTAGTGCCGTTGCCGCTGTGGTTCCAGCATTGAGTGTAGTTGCCATATTAAGTCCTTAAGCTGCTGAAGTAGAAGCCAACAAGTAGTAAACAGTACCGCTAATATTAACAGCAATTTTATTAGTTACAACGTTACTTACAGATGCCGATACCGCTGTAGAAGCCAAAGCATTGCCAGTAACCGTTGGAAAAGTAATAGTCGGCGTACCAGCAATGGCAGGAGCAGCTAAAGTTAGCGTGCCGCTTGTATCACCAGAAATTGTAAATTGACCCATGATTTGTCCTTAAGTCTTGATAATAAAGTTAATACCGAGGTAAGGCGGTAAGTTAGCGTTTGTGCCAGAAACACCTTCTGTACTGTTTGTAGTTGCTACTGAAATACCTGTTGTGTTAGTTGCTGTATTTCGTGATGCTGACAAATAAGGGTTACCACCAACAAAACCAAAG